CGATAACCGGAACGTCCTTTGAGTAGCAAGCGCGGCAGCCGCTACACTTGCCGTCGTTCTCATAGGCGCGGCAGAGCGTGACCATGTCAGGATTGACGCGCGCGTCCGGCACGATAACGGAACCGTGCAAGCCTGGCGTAAAAACGCCCACAATGGAATCAGACGACGGGCGCACCATAACATTCGGTAGGGCTTGCATGGCTTGCAGCACTAACGCGAATTTTGGGAATTTATGCATGCGCGTGGGTAGCCAGTGCTTTACCCATGGCGTACGGGCCATAACGTCGAGCATCTTTTCAGCCAAAGCTAGGCTGTACATGTCGCCCGAATCAAACCACCGAAAATAGTGGTCCCGTTCTAATTCCTGCACCATTTCATCAACCCATTCGAACCGTTCCCAATCCGTACGGTTAAATTCACGCGGTGCCTTGACGTTAGCGAACCGGTAATTACCGGTGGTGGCATAGCAGCCTTTGCATGCGTCCACCAGCACGCCAGGGCTTTCAATTGAGCCAGGGCAAGTGTCGAGGGCTTGCAGGGACCACGAACGGATACCGTCTAATTTTGATGTAACTGAAATTTTAGGCATGTTATTTCACCAGTACATCAAAGTAAGCCAAGAGCAGCGCAACGCTGGCGCTGATGAGCAGCAGCCCGCCGGTTATGTTCGCCAGGGCTTCGCGGTTTTTGCGTTTTGTGAAGATATTGCGGTTCATGGTTGTTCCCTTTGGTTAGTTGGCCAGGCTTCGCGCCTGGCCTTTGGTTTTCAGTAGTTCCAGGCTTTGGCGTTGGCGGCTTTGGCGGCTTTCTTAGCGTCGACCTTGCTATTGAAATAGGTTGTAGTCTTGACGAATGAGTCGGCCAAGCCTGGCGCTGAGTGAAGCACAAGCTCAAATTTGTAGCCTGTGTGGGCGGCTGCCTTGAAGATTGAAGCGTACATGCTGCGGTTTCCTTTGCGTTGTTGATGTATAGACTGTAAAGATTTTCTTTGCACTTGTCAACGCCTATTTTCTAGGGGTTTTCCCTAAGTTGTGGGTCATTTGTGGGTCATGTGGGTCATGCGTGGGTCATGTTTTTTTGCGAGTTTGACCTACAGACTTTCCAGCATTGGCGCGGGTTGTAGGAGGTTGTGGGTCATGTTGTCATTTTTTTTTACCATACTGATAATAAAAATATAAATATAGGTGTACGGCTGTAAAGGAATCGTGATATTACAGCCGCGCAATTTTTGTAGGTCGACAACATGGCCCACATGACCCACAAGTCCGCGCTATCATCGGCGCATGGCCAGACCCTGCAAAATCGATACAGTGGAATTTCAGCGCAAATTGTCGGACGACGACCGCACTATTTTGTTGACGGCTGGCGCCGGTGACTTGACGCGCGGGTTTAAAAATATGCTCTCAATTTATGCGGCCTTGCACAATGCCGGTTTCCGTGCGGACGACGACGTCATGCAATGGCTGTATTCTGATAATCGTATACGATCGGAATGACGGCCAGGCCAGCGCATCGGTGACGGCCAGGGCAGCGCATCGGTGACGGCCAGGCCGGCCGTAGGTACGGCCATAAAGGACCCACCACCTTGCATGCATCCCGCTCAATGCATCGGGCCCTCATGGCCGGCCGCTCGGTCCGCCTGCCCGCCTGCCTGCCTGCCTGCCCGCCTGCCCGCCTGCCCGCCTGCCCGGCCGGCATTCATCCGTCTATGCTTATATAAGCATGGGGGGGAGGGGTCTGGCCTAAAGATAAAAAATTACGGGTGCCCCCAACCCTCTGAAAAAGGCAAAATGGCATGTAAGCAAAACCCTTACTTGTATCAAGCCAATTGTTGTAGTCAGGCTAGATGACCTACAATCCAAGCAACTTCCTGAAAGGGCAAAAGTGGAACCAAAGAAACGCGGTCGTCCGATAAAGATGACCATCCAGCGCTACGCTGACAATCCGCCGGCCGTGCTGCCGAAGACGGATCACCAGCGCATCAAGGAATTGAAAGAGTTGATGATCCGCTCTGGCGGCAAGGATGTCGCCGAGAAGGTGATTCAGATCGCGCTCAACGACGAACACCCGGGTCAGATGGCGGCGCTGAAGATGTGCATGGACCGCACGCTGCCGGTCAGCATGTTCGAAAAGGACAAGAGCCAGCGCAGTGCGGTGACGATCAACATCACTGGTCTGGGCGCAACGCCGACAGTCATACCAGACGAGGATATTGTCGATGTCTGATCTGAACTTCTCACTCCTGCCGTGGCAGCAGGAGGTCTACACAGACGACCACCGATTCAAGGTGATCGCCGCCGGACGCCGTTGCGGCAAGTCTAGGTTAGCGGCCACTACGCTCATCATCGAGGGGTTGCGCTGTCCGCCGGGCAGTGCGGTGCTGTACGTCAGCCCGACGATGGGGCAGTCGCGTCAGATTATCTGGGACTTGCTTCTGGAGTTGGGGCGGGAGGTGATCCAGTCCAGCCATGTGAACAACCTGGACATCACGCTGATTAACGGCGCGCGTATATACGTCAGGGGCGCCGATCGGCCGGACACGCTGCGCGGCGTTTCCTTGACCTACGCCGTGCTGGACGAGGTGGCCGACATCAAGCCCGAAGCGTGGGAGCAGGTCATCCGGGCGTCTTTGTCGGACAAGAAGGGCCACGCCATGTTCATCGGCACGCCCAAGGGGCGGAACTGGTTCCATGACCTGTGGAAGCTGGGGCAGGACGATCAGGACAAGGACTGGAAAAGCTGGCACTTCACCACAGCAGACAACCCGCTGATCGACGAAAGTGAGATTGAGAGCGCCAAGAAGACGCTGTCCACCTTTGCGTTCAAGCAGGAATTCATGGCGTCTTTCAGCAATGCGGGCGCGGATGTGTTTAAGGAAGAGTGGATCAAGTACGGCGTAGAACCCGACTATGGCAGCTACTTCGTGGCGGTCGATTTGGCCGGGTTCGAGGAAGTGGCCAAGCAGGCGGCTAATAGTAAGAAGCGGCTGGACGAGTCGGCGATTGCAATCGTGAAGGTGACCGAGGACGGCAAGTGGTTCGTCAAAGAGATTCAGCACGGGCGGTGGGACATCAGGGAGACGGCGGCGAAGATTCTGCTGGCCATGCGCGAGTACCGGCCGCTGTCAATCGGGATCGAACGGGGGGCGCTGAAGAACGCTGTCTTGCCGTATTTGAGCGATTTGATGAGAAAAAACAATGTCTACAGCCATATTGTGGACCTGACGCACGGTAATCGGAAGAAAACGGATAGAATCGTCTGGTCGTTGCAGGGCCGATTCGAGCATGGCCGAGTCGTCCTGAACAGCGAAGAAGACTGGGACACGTTCGTGGACCAGCTTCTGATGTTCCCCTCGCAGGGCGTGCATGATGACTTGCCGGATGCGCTGTCATATATAGACCAACTGGCCGTGACAAGCTATTTCGAGCAAGACGACGACGATGCGTGGGAGCCGATGGACGTAATATCAGGGGTCTAGCATGGATCAAAACGAGTTCGACGAACCAACAGAGAACGACAAGGAGCTAACAGCCTTTGTCACTGACCACTGCGACCGCTGGCGCGACTATCGGGACACGAACTTTCTTGAAGACTACCTTGAATACGAGCGCATCTTCCGTGGCGAGTGGGCTGCCGAGGACAAGACACGCGAATCTGAACGATCACGCATTGTGACGCCGGCCACTCAGCAGGCTGTGGAAACGCGGCACGCTGAGATCATGGAGGCCATCTTCGGTCAGGGCGACTTCTTCGACATCGAAGACGATCTCAAAGACGTCAACGGCAACCCGTTGGATGTCGAGATGCTCAAAGCCCAGTTGATGGAAGACTTCAAGCAGGACAAGATCAGAAAAGCCATCGACCAGATTGAGTTGATGGCTGAAATCTATGGCACGGGCATCGGCGAGATCATCGTTAAGACCGAAAAGGTGTTCGAGCCGGCCACGCAGGCGATTCCGGGCCAGACCGGTCAGGCCGCCATCGGTGTGGTGGAGAAAAGCCGCATCGCTGTCAAGATCATGCCGGTCAACCCCAAGAATTTCTTGTTCGACCCCAACGGCACCAGCATTGACGACTGCATGGGCGTGGCCGTGGAAAAGTATGTGGGCATCCACAAGATCGTCGAAGGCATCGAGAAGGGTATCTACCGCAAGGTAAACATCACCCCGACCTATGAGGACACCGATCTTGAGCCGACTCAAGAGTTGAGCCAATATCAGGACGAAAAAGTCAAATTATTGACGTATTACGGCCTTGTGCCACGGGAGTATTTGACCGAAAAGGATGTGGAAGTCGAGGTATTGTTCCCTGACGACTCGGCTGCTGAAGATTATAGCGACATGGTGGAAGCCATTGTCGTGATCGCCAACGACGGGCTGCTGCTCAAAGCAGAAGAGAACCCGTACATGATGAAGGACCGCCCGATTCTGAGCTATCAGGACGACACGGTCCCGAACCGCCTGCTCGGCCGGGGCACGGTGGAGAAGTCCTACAACATGCAAAAGGCGATTGACGCCCAAGTGCGTAGCCACCTGGACAGCTTGGCGCTGACGACCAGCCCAATGATGGGTATGGACGCTACCCGCCTGCCGCGCGGGGCTAAGTTCGAGGTCAAGCCTGGCAAGGCGTTTATGGTCAACGGCAACCCAGCCGAGATTCTGTACCCGTTCAAGTTCGGTGAGACCAGTCTGAACAACCTGAACACGGCCAAAGAGTTCGAGCGTATGCTGCTGCAAGCCACCGGCACGCTGGACAGCCAAGGCATGGTCAGCCAAGGCAACCGCGACGGTGCGGGCATGAGCATGGCGGTGGCCACCATCATTAAGAAGTACAAGCGCACGCTGGTGAACTTCCAAGAGGACTTCCTGATCCCGTTCATCCAAAAAGCGGCGTTCCGGTACATGCAGTTCGATCCGGAACGCTATCCGTCGGTGGACATGAAGTTCCTGCCGACAGCCACGCTGGGCATCATCGCTAGAGAGTACGAGCAGCAGCAGTTCATTGGTCTCTTGCAGACGCTTGGGCCTAACACGCCGGTGCTGCCGCTGATTCTAAAGGGCATCCTGACCAATTCTAGTCTGTCCAACCGCTACGAGTTGATGGCAGCCCTTGATCAGATGAGCCAGCCAGACCCACAGGCCCAGCAGATGCAGCAGATGCAGCAGCAACTGGCTATGCAAGCAGCGCAGGCCCAGATCGCGGTGCAGACCACGCAAGCCGAGCAGAACCGGGCAGAAGCTCAGAAACTGATGACCGAGGCGCAGTTGATGCCGCAGGAATCGCAGGCCAAGACGATGGCAGCGATGACCAAGAACTTGCCGACTGACAACGAAGAGAAAGCCTTCGACAAGCGGGTTAAGATCGCTGAGTTGATGCTCAAAGAAGCGGACATGAAGAACAAGTCCAAGATTGTTGAACTTCAAATGGCCGAAAAACGCAACAAAGTGGCTGGCATGGAAGAAGATTTTCTAGATCAGTTGAACAAGGAGTTAAACGATGGACGTTGATAAGCTCGCAATTGACCTTCTGTTGAAGGGCATGACGCAAGAACAGCAGACCGCTGCCCTTGACTCCATCAAAGATTCCGTGGCCCAAGCCAAAGCAGTTCAAAAGCAGCGCATTGGCGAGAATGTCCAAGTGGTCGTGCAGGCACTCAAGAAGCTGGAAGCAGACATTCGGGCCAGGTACGACGAGACCGGCAAGGCCATCGAAAAGCGGGTGGCCGGCATCAAAGACGGCCAAGATGGTCAAGCTGGCCGCGATGGTGTGAATGGCCGAGACGGCCGACCAGGTCGTGATGGGACCGCTGGGCCAAAGGGCACTGACGGCATCAACGGCAACGACGGCCGGGACGGCACCGACGGCGTATCGGTGACCGATGCGAACATCGACTTCGACGGCAGCCTGATCATTACACTGTCGTCTGGCCGCACGATCAACGTGGGCGAGGTGGTGGCCCCTGATCTGGCCGAGAAGATCAAAGTCATCACCAACGGCGGCGGCACCAGCCAGACTGTCATCGACGCGCTGGCCAGTCTTCAGACCCAGATCAACAACATCTACCCGAGCCAGACCGGCAATGCGGGTAAGTTCCTGACAACCAACGGCACGGCGGTGTCTTGGGCCAATGTGGCCGGTGGCTTGAGCTACCAAGGCACATGGAACGCCACCACCAACACACCTACTTTGGCGTCTGGCGTGGGCGTGAATGGCTACTACTACATCACGGCCACGGCTGGCTCGACCAATCTGGACGGCATCACTGACTGGCAGATCGGCGACTGGCTGATGTTCAACGGCACGGTCTGGCAGAAGATCGACCAGTCCAACCTGGTGACCTCGGTCAACGGGCAGACCGGTGCGGTCAGCTTGACCAGCACAAACATCAGCGAGGGTACAAACCTCTACTACACAGACGCCCGGGCACGGGCCTCGGTCAGTGCAGGTACGGGCATCAGCTATAGCAGCGCAACTGGCGTCATCACGAACGCATCACCTGACCAGACGGTGGCCCTGACAGCCGGTACGGGCATCAGCACGACTGGTACTTACCCTAACTTCACAATTGCCAATACGGCGCCTGACCAGACAGTGGCCTTGACACAGGGCGGCACAACCACGATAACTGGGACTTACCCTAACTTCACAATTTCATCTGCTGACCAGTTTGTAGGAACAGTTACCTCGGTCACGGGAACTTCTCCCGTTGCTTCAAGTGGTGGCACTACCCCTGCGATTTCTTTGTCCGCTGGCTATGGCGATACGCTCAATCCTTACGCCAGCAAGACTGCCAACTTTGTCTTGGCTGCACCTAACGGGACTGCTGGTGTACCAACATTCCGCGCTGTTGTTGCGGCTGACATTCCTACGTTGAATCAGAATACAACAGGGTCTGCCGCAACAGTTACAAACACTATTAACTCTGGAGTGGTGGCAACAACACAAACTGCTGGAGACAACAGCACCAAGGTTGCTACAACTGCTTATGTAAATGCAATTACTGGCACTAATGGCATCACTGGCTTCAAAAACCGCATCATCAACGGCGCAATGGTGATTGACCAGAGGAATGCTGGGGCGAGTGTTAGCGGAACTACGGGGGTGTACACACTTGACCGTTGGAAAGTGCAAAACAATTCAGGCGCGGCACGGTTCAATGTTCAGCAAAATGCTGGTTCTGTTACACCACCAGCGGGATTCAAAAACTATTTGGGCATCACATCTACTTCCGCATACTCGGTAGCGGCTGGTGACATTATTGCTATTCAACAATTTATTGAAGGCTACAACATAGCAGACTTGGCTTGGGGTACAGCATCTGCCGCAACAATTACGTTTTCTTTTTCGGTTCGCAGTTCTCTCACAGGAACTTTTGGTGGTAGTTTGGTTGAAGGTGCAGCGGGGGGCGCACTTTATCCTTTCACGTACACCATTTCTGCGGCAAATACTTGGGAGCAAAAAACTGTAACTGTTGCGGGGCCAACCATAGGTACATGGAACTCCACCAGTGGGGCAGGCATTCAATTGCTTTTTTCAATGGGTACAGGCTCTACTTTCACAGGTGCTGCTGGCGCATGGACTACCTCCAGTTTCTACGCACCCACAGGAGCAACCAGCGTAGTCGGCACAAGCGGAGCCACCTTCTACATCACAGGCGTGCAGCTTGAAAAAGGCAGCACAGCCACGGCTTTTGACTACCGGCCTTATGGCACTGAGTTGGCGCTTTGTCAGCGGTATTACTACAGAACAAAACCCGGAGAAAGTGCCCCATTTCAAGGCGCCGGTGTTTC